AAAAAAACGTTCAATCTTTATAAGATTCAAAGCCTCGAGTTTCAAAAGAGATTTAAGAATGGTTGAAAAAGAAACAATTCCAGTAAATTTTGAAAGCTTGCGATATCCAGGCCAACAAACAATATCTTTTTGCATTGCATCGGCCAAAGCTAAGAGGATTATTCTGTCGTAAACGTTTAACTGAGATAAAACAGGATTGCCAGAACGCAAGAAATTGCTTACTATTAACCGCATAAGATTCCCTTCCGTCAGTTGGGGTCTAGTTTAAGCGAGGAGGCCGTTCTCAGCGGCCTTTCCTTCCTGCCTGAAAATATACCGCAAAATAAACTCACAGTATATTCACATCGTTATTCACAGAAACTGGGGATAAGTTTTTTATGACCATAAAGAATTGAGGGAAAGATGGAGGATGCCTTTAAAACGAATTTAAACCGCCTAGGACAAGACATTTTAGCTGCGTACCCCTAGCTCCGCAGACCGTTATTTAAGCCTAGAGGAAGGCTCCTATTGCGGTTTAAATTAATTTTGGTGGGGCACGACTTACCACCTATTCCGCCGCTAGAAGCCGGTGTCTGAATTAGGCTCAACTCTAGCAGTCTAGGTTCAACCCATCGTTGCCTACTGGCGTACCCCATAAAATTCTGGTAATCGGCCGGATTCTATACCTGCAAACCCTCACTGTTTCGCCCGCTGCTTGTTCGGGTACTCTGAGGCAGTTGCGGTCCTCCTTCCTCCCCAGATCGTCACCATTAGACGCTGCGATTACCATAAATTAGCGGGTGGTCAGCCCAACACGTCGGCACGATTAAAGGAGATCGACACCATTTCTGGCTTTACCTCACAACCACCCATAAACTAGAGTCTGTCCGGTATCCCTCCGCATTTCTGCGTTGCCACCCAGCTCTAGGGACGACCTCAGGCACGGCATTTTCGCTTAGACAGACATAAAATGGTGGCCCTATTTTCCCATCAGCTATTTTAGGACGTGGTTTCCTAACCATGTAGATCGGGCACGCCTTCTCGGAGTTCGCGAGTTCCCCAAGCCTAGTATCGTTGGGCCATAAAAGATTTTATACACTAGCTGGACTTTCTTCACTATCAAATTTCTTTTTGGCAACAAAAGATTCTAATACTTGCGTTACCAATTCTGGCAAAGAAATCTCTTTCATCACAGAAAGTATTTTCAACTTTTTCCATACTTCATTAGTGACAACACATTTTACATCCTTTTCAACCTTTTTGTTCTCTCTAGACATTTCGACCTCGAATATATTTTTTAGATTAAAAAACCTTTTTGGATAAAAAATACTTTTATAACAAAGTTCGCTAGTCTATACTCGCGCGACTAAATTAGAAAGGAAATGTGGAATGAAAAGGATAATCTACCTTTTACTACTCGGAATGTTATCAAATGCCAATGCAGGATTTCATGCTTTTACTACCCATAGCCGTGCGAATTGTGTAAACAATGAATCTATATCCTGGGAATGGAATGTATATCGAGAACTAGGAACAGTCAGTCATCACCTAAAAGGTGGACAACTTATCCATGTCGTCAATACCGGTTGGCAATATACTTGGCGGTCAGCAGCGGTTCATTGGGGAGAATCTCCCATGGGTGGAAATTGGTACGTTGTCGGGTATCATTGGCAAAGACAGAATGGTCAGGAAGTCATGATTGATTACACTCAGACAGGCGATTGCAGTCAATATGATGGATGGTGGAATACATAATTGAGAGAGGAACATTATGATGAATAAACTTACACTATTACTTTTAACTTTGCCAACAATTGCATTGGCTGACAACAATTTACTTCCAGAACCTGTGACTGGTATTCATGTAGTGCCTGATTCTCAATTGTCTCGAACAGATGAAATGAAGAAAAGAGATAAAATGGAGATGATGCAACAAAAAAAGCATGGGTATATTCAAGCAGACTCAGGCTATCCAAGATATTTATACAACCTAAAGTATAAGGTTAAATCTCAAGCAGAAAAGAATGGTGAAACTGATTTAAAATCAAAAGTAAGTGACATTAATCTTGCATTTCCCTTTAATGGAATCAGTTTTATCCAACAAGAAAATGTTATAGGGTTTGCTCCTGCCGGATCATATAAGAATGGTTGGACAGGAATAAAAGAGATATTCACCCAAAAAGATATGGGAACATGCGGTATTACCATGTTCGATATAGCAATCAGTCATGGTGGCGCTAGAATTGGTCAATCTGTTGTGCAATATGATATTAATAAGAAACCGACTACAACAATCATCAAGGGAAGCATTAACTCTGGGTTTTTATATACAGTAAATTGGTATGACAATAAATTCATTTACATGTTTGAATGTGCAAATATGGAACTTGATAAAAACATTATATCCAAGATGATTGATATGGGAAAAAAGATTGATAAAGAAATAGGGTAATTAGATTTTACAACCACCTGAAGCTATAAATTGAGATTCCTTATCAATACATTCATTCTCTAATTGTTTGATGGCATCATTCAAGTACCATTGCGCCTTTTTCATATCTTCGAGACCATTTTTCATTGTGGATCGCCAAAGGTACTTGATAACATTTCCTATATCAAAGCTCATGTGTCTCACAATATCAATGCATTCGATGCGCCGACCGCATTCGCATTTGGCTTCTGAACTATTATAATGTTTCGGGTGATTTACTGGGTCGTGGTCCATTAACTTTTACTCCATCAACTAAAATATCTACTGTAGGTTGCAATCCTTCAAGCCTTTCAATCCTTTCTTGTAATTCCTTTATTTTATTTTTAATCAAATCCTCATCAGATCTAGTCCATTTCTCTAAATCTGATAAGCGTTCCTCAAGATTATCAAGTACTCTCGATACAGCTCTGTTTTCATCATGCTGCATGGTATGTTCACGCCAAAGGATCTGGAACATTTCTTCTCTTGTCATGTCGTTACTAACCTTTCTATTAAATTATTCTCAATCAGGTATATCAGCATTTTGGCCAATGAATTAGCTGCATTATCATCCCATATATTTTTAGTTAATTGCTTTCCGATAGGTAAATCAGAGAATCTGATTGTGTTGCATTCATAATTTGTAGAATAGACACGCTTTAAATCATCTAGATTATTTGTTTCTGTAAGAACCATCATTTCCATTTTGAATCTATATGTGTTGAATGGCTCATCTTGTTTTGTATCAACCATGCGAGGCAATAAATCCATTAATTCAGCAACGGTGAAGGCTGATATTTGATCGAATCTTTCTTTATCATCTATTTGCCATAACTCATCCAGATGCCACGAGTCATCGCCATCATATTTATTTTTCCAATGTATAAAATAACTTTCCTGCTTAACGCCTAATTCCTTCAATCTCTTCGCCATATCAAGCGAACACACTTGCGATTCAATATTCATAATTACACCATATGAGAAAATAAATACGCTACAGCAAACGCAACACCAACAATTGCAAACGCTTCAGGCCAATTCATTCCGGCATTTCCTTTTTATATCTCTCAGCCAAAGTTAATAAACGAGGCTCAGGATCAATATTGAGTAAATAATAATCGCTGTAAATTTCTTGGATTTCTTTCCCACATACCTTAAAGAAATCTCTAACCATTTTTCTAACTTTATCCTGATCTGTCATATCTGATAAATTCATTCCGGCATATCCGGCATTGAGATCATTTCTTCAACCAAAATAGCACCTCTTAACATCATTTTAAGTTCATCCAATTCTTTTGCTATATCAGCCCACTTTTGAACCATACGCAATCCAGTATAAATACCACGTTGAAAATCACTATTTATATTAATTTCTTCCATCATTCTTTCTTGGTTAACCAATGATTTCACATGGATGGGTTTCATTCTTTTCTCCATTATGTTTTCTATCATCTTTACAATGCTGAACATACCAATCCCACAATGTTTTATGAGACCATTTTATTTGATATTGATAAGCTGAAACTTTCTCCATTGTTTTTTTATCCAAAATACAGCAAAGCTTACAAAGAGCTGTATTCACATCAGGTAGTGGGAACATGCTTATTTTTAATTTATGAGATTTCATTACTTGTTTTTTAGTCATGAAAGATTGAACATCAAAATACATTCTTTCCTTTGCACGGCGTTCGATTTCAACTTGATCATCTTCTTCTGGTATATCGCAATAACACGGCATCATTCTTTCTCCGGCGGTTCAGGAAGTGGCATCCAATGGCTGACTTCTTCCCTTTTGAAAACTAATGGATCATAAGTATAAGCGCCACCTGTCAGATGCCAATCATCACAAATGTCTTTTTCCCAATTACAAAATTGCGCAGTATGAATTTCTTTTTGTGAATGAACATATATAAGAACTGGTTTCTCAATATCAGGCAATCGATCTTCAACTTTTATCCAATTAGTCATTCAATTTTTCCAATTTCTCCAATTCCTGCATCATGGCTTTAGCAAAACAAGCGATAGAAAAATTTACATTTCTCCATGCTTCGCTAATGAGATTATTTTCAAAAGGAATAAATTGAGAAACTTCGTCTAACTCGCTTGAAATATTAAAAAAATGCTTTCTCAATTTCTTATCAATTTCTTCAGTTATCACTTTTTTCTCCCCTGCCACCATTAGATAACTCCATAGCACCAGCAGACCATAAAGAATTCAGACGTTCCTTTTCCTTAGGCCACATCTTCATTCGGCGTAAAAGTCTACGATCGTCTCGCAGCTCAGATTTTCTGAAACTATACTGTTGGTAGATAATAATGATATTCAAAAACATCATGCCGCAAGTAAAAGATACCCACCATTTCTGAGGTTCATGATAGATAATAGGTACATCGATTATCAAAATTGATAAACAGAATATCAGAAATCCAATATCCGCCAATCGCCACCGCTTATTAGCAGTAATTTTATGCTCAAGCCATTTTATCTCTAGTTCATCGACACTCATTTATCAACCTCACAAAGTTCTCCAAGACACTTCTGGGCACATCAATATATCGATCAGCGCCATCCTCATAATTCAGGTACACGGTTATATCTTCATTACCGAGGTAGGACAAGCGGATTTCACGATTTATTTTGGCATCGGAGACTCTGAGCTCATAGTGGGTAATGTTCATTTATTACGTCCTTCTATGCACTTCAAAATAGCACCGGAAGCAAAAAAGGAGGCCCAAAATAGGCAAATGAAGCCAAATCCAGTCCATCCAAGCAAAGCGCTTGAACCAATCATTGATAAAACAATAGTCATTACCATAGCTGATCCAATCTCATTGGTTTCCTTGGTCATAAATTACTCCATAAATACGATGCGATCAGCGAATGAATTATCCTTCGTTTCAGTGCGCAGCCAAGTGACCCATTCCTGATGATAATCAAGTCTTACTTTCTTCTGCTCCATCATTGCAGCTTCAAAAATGGGAATCATATCTTTATTTTCTACAGTGAAATGAAAAGACTTACCAAAGGCGCCAGAAGCATCAGCCATGCCGCCCCGGATTATCTCACATTCATAGGTCTTAAAGATAAAACCCTCATTCGCGCATTTGACGATGACACCCATCTTTGAGCCTTTGCTAGTCTCGTAACAGCCTGAGAGTAGAAAGCAGAAAAAGAGTGCTACTAATAATTTCTTCATATTTACTCCTTAAAGTTTATCCAGCGCCTCATTTAAAATTTTTGTTGCTTCCTTTATCTCTGTTTCATACTTAAAAACAATATCGTCAACCAAAAGATTAAGGGCAAAGCCAACGCTATAACGCCGCGTCTCTTTATACATTTTTGCCTGCTCTTTGATATATTTCTTTATGTCTTGCAGTAGCTCGATGCAACATTTGTTCATAAAGTGACTCCTTAATTAATTTACCTTTTCAAATTGACTAAGATCATACAAATTATTTTCTTTACTGGTTTTATCTGGTTCTTCTTTGCAGCATTTTTCATCATGTTTTTTTAAAGCATTCTTTAGTTCGTCTATATCAATGACAATTGGCTTTTGTTCGTTTTTGTAGGATTTTGAAAATTGCTGAATCAAGTCTATAGTCAGTGTAAATGACTCATCAAAATATTTCATAATTAATTCTGAATTTAACTGACGCAAGGATGATTTCTTTAGATCAAAGGAAGTTGGTAATTCAAACTCGGAAACTATAAAAGAAGTGCCATTGTTATCCTGTTTGAAAGAGAGAATTTTTAATGCACTTTCCCCACTAATGGGAATCGCACTTATATATATATCTTGATTTCTTATATCACCCTCCCAATACGTATTGGCGCATTTTACAGCCATAAACGAACTGATTAAAAACTTTTGTATCTCAAGATAAGTTAGATATTCACAGCTATCTTGGTTATTGTAAGAAAGACTCATGTAATCACATAATTTAGTCATTCCAGAAAAATGATCGATCGGCGCACATTCATATACAAACATTTTATTTCCTCCATTTAATCTTTTCTATGTCAATCAAAAGCATTCCAACTTGACTGAAATCATAGTCCAATATGATTGTTTGACTTAATCTAAAGTCTTCGCTTGTTTCATAACGAAACTCGAATGTTAAAAAGCTCGAATTTTGATGGCCATTTGCTGATAAAACATATCCGTTTACATCATATTCAGCCTCTTTTTTTATGATCAATAAATTACGGTCTTTCTTGTGGATAAAGACATTAACGCGATCCCCTTTTTCAAATTCAACGACTGAGCAAACATCTAATCCAATTGAAATATGAATAACCTTTTTATTGTTAGTCATATTGACACGGGCAGTGACAAATCGTTTATTGTGAGGATGTCTTAATCTCTTTCCACCTTTTCTCATATATTGAGAATCAAAGTTCATATTGGTCATCATCGAAACATCCCCCTCTCATACGCATTCAATTGCGGTACCTCAAACGCATTTGTCGCAGCATGGAATCCGCCGCCAAACATAGTAAGAGCAAGCGCGTCTGCGCCATCTGGGCTAGGAAGCCCTCTTGCTCTAAGATCGTCCTTACTTTCCATCTGTATTTGACCGGTTGAATTTTCTTTGAAGCCGATTGAGCAGAGTTCGCCATGTAATTCGTCCTCATCCGGTATCTGAACCGGCATTTCCTGCATGAGCCAATCACGCATGTCAGACCAGAGTTCAGCTCGTAGATTCTTAAATCTCTCTTTGTCATTGGCAGAACGTGCCACATTAATGCCTTCCACGCAGTCATAGCCCATTTCTTTCAATCGATCGACAACACCAGCCCCTATACCAATACAGTCGATGTAGACTCGCTTGGGGTTCTCCTCTCCAATGATTCGTTTGAGTCTACCGACGATTTCCATTGTGTTGTGGTTTCCAAAGCGTTCGAGATTATATGCACAACGGCCTTTACGTCTGATAATTGCAGTTCGATCTCGGTCAGAAATAGCCACATCGACCCCAATAATAAGATTGTTGCCATTTTCGACTTGCGCATGGCGTGCTGCCTCCACATACTTTGAATTGATAAAGGCACGAGCTACTGCATTTTTGAATGCTTCCGTTGCATTCAATGGATATTCGACATTGAACCGCTCGCGGCCAGCCTCATAATCTTTGCTGAACTCTGCAATCTTTTTGCGTCTCCAAGCGAGATGCGCAAGAGTCAGACCTGATTCACCGTATATTTCGAATAGATGCTGCTCTTCATCAGTGAGCTTCATATTATCGGTAATGTAGGTATATTCGTCTTGCCAATACCAGGGGAGGAAAATTGCTTGATATTCGCTATCAGGATTCATGGCCTCTTGCCAGCGTTGATGGAAGTAGTTCCCAATGCCATTGGCCGTGCTTTCCATGATTATTTCGGTGCCTTTTTCGCCAGCAACCGCTTGCATGACGCCTTGGGAGTGTTCAGCTGCGAATTGCCAGAATCCGACCTCTGAGGCATGCATTAACTGGATTGTTTGAGAACGACCAACAGCCTTGTTACCAGCAGTGCCGACTGCATAACCCGAATCAAACTCACGAAAATAGAGTTCTTTGGCATTTGCGGTATCAGGTTTAGGTATAAGACCAGGTTCCAAGTTTTCATAAAAACGCTGCGCCATAGAGAAAAGATTTTTCGTAGCTTCTTTGTCATGAGTAAGGATAAATGCTTTTTTTCCACGGGATGTGATTACTTGATGAAAGAATCGTGCTTGTATATATGTTGAGCAACCTTGTTGACGCCCCTTCAATACTACAGCCCGCACACGGCCCGTCAATTCCTTTTGACGTTCGAGGCGTTCATGCAAGTATGACTGTGCGCGGTTAAACTCAAAACTTTTAGGAAGTCCCGACTTTGTTCTTATCACTAAGAACTTAGGCGCAAACTTCCTAAATTGCCTTATTGTATCAAGCTGATCGTCCGTGACCATGCTTTATCCACTACTTCTTTTTGGCTTTCTTTTTGGTAGCTCTTTGTTTCTCTTTCTTTACTTCGACTGCTTGAGGTAACTTAATCTCAAGCACGTTAAAAGCTTCTTTCACCCAAACCCATGACGTATCAGCCCATTCGAGAATGATGCGTTTCATGTTCTCATTGAGTGGTAAGCGCTGGATCGCAGCGGAATAGTCTTGAAAGTTTTTGAATATGCCTTGAAAGAGGAAGGTCTTGATTGAGTCAATCTGTTGTTCTTCAGTCAAAAGCGGTTGAGCGGGTTGAGCAGGTTCTACGGGTGTTGCTGCCTGGGTGTCTGTCATAACTCATCCTTATGTTAGACATAAAAAAAGGGCGCTTTTCATACCGTGCCGCGCCGAAGCACTCAACCGAGGACAAGGAAGCCTCTGGGTATTCTTATGAACGATTGGCGTTATAGTTAAACTCATTTTCGCCAGGCATATCAGGGCTCAATTGCACATTGCGTTTTGCACCTTCCATCTTTGTTGCAGGATGAGGGGTGTTAGCAAGGTCAGCCATGTTATTGTAGCCCATACCTTTGTTCATATCTCTGTTATTCTCTGCTTGCCAAGATTTAGGCATCGCCGAGTATTGTTCATCTTTCACGTTCATCACTGCGCCGGATTGGCCATCAGATTCGCTCATCGTGAACTCTCCTATTATTAAGCCGCAGCTCTTAAAAGTTGATAGTTGAAGACCGTGTCATTTTGAGGATCAGCGCTGAATGTGACAGTCAATGTATCAGCAGTCACAACAGCCTGAAGCGCCGTCACATTGCCAGTACCGTTATTCACGATCTGGACAAATGCTAAATCGGTGCTGAGCGCGCCGGTTACGGTGAATGCCTCAGTGGCATTTCCGCCGGTGGTCGTAGGCTGTCCCGCAAATTTGACAATATGGCTCGGCGTAATGCCAGAAGCTAATTTTGCCAGAGTCACATTCGAGTTGAGAATCTTTGCGGTCGTCACAGCATTATTTGCAATCGTGACAGCGCCAGTATTTGCAAGAGTTGCGTCGCCAGACATAGCAACGCCTGTTGCGATATTACTGCCATTACCGACAAAGAATTGTGCACTCGTCAATGTCTTTTGTAAGAGATTGGAAGCAGCAACGCCAGAGTCAACCACGACGCCACTTGTGCCAGACCACACCGGGAAGTTGCCGCTTACGACAGCTCCAGATTTGGTCACAGCATTTAAGGTGAGCGCGCTAAAGATAGTAAGATCAGCAAAGTCAGAGCTGATTGAGACCCAAGCAATTCCATCCGATGCAGAAAGCATAATTGCATCGTTGGTTTCCCATTCCCAGCCGCCATCATTCAAGGAATCAATTGTTTCCTGTTGAGCGGTGACATAACCGGCGGTGGTTGCTTGAGCGAGGGTATCTGAAACTTCCATGTAAACTAGATTATTCGTAGCGCCATCAATGCGCTTGATGTAGGTTACTGCCATTGGTTCAATCTCCTTATCAAACCTAAACTCATAATGCGACTAGCTCAAAAGAAAAGCAAGTGACTTTATTTAGAAATCCTATCCAAAATAGTTTCCATGAAAGAACCCTGCGAGACACCATGATTCGTCTCTATCCTTTCACCGTATTTTTTAGGTGCAAGCTTTGAAGCGTGCCATTTGAGCGCATCAACCTTCAAGCGCGAGCGTGCAACCGCTTCCGACACAAAAACGGTTTTCTCGTTGCCATCATCGTCAATAATGACCTTCCAATCTTTCTTGTCATTATATGCGACGTCCACGGTTTCCTCTGCCATGAGGTCTGCTTGGTCTTCTTTTGCTTGTGCGTATTTGTCTCGAAAGCTATCATTTTCCCTTAACCAGCGTCTGATTGTGGACGAATGAGGCCAATGATCGTTTTCTTTAGAGTGATGATTAAGTCCGCGGGGGGAATTTGCTATTGCCTTACAAATTTCATCTGCAAGGGCTTCCGTATAATCTGTAGGTCTGCCTGTAAGCATAATTTAATCCGTTAAATTATGTTTTCCCATTATAGCTTCTATTTAGCCATCCATTCAAATAGACATTTTGTTCTGGTCTATCCTTCGCAATTAACCGATATTCGCCTGCCCTTTCACTTCGCATAGCAGACAATAGGGCAAATTGATTATGATTGTTTGTAAAGTCGAGTGTCTTTGGCCCTAAAATCCCATCATCCAATAGAGCTGTCCTATCTCGTTCAAGCGCCCAAATTGCATGCTGCAGACATTTAACAGCAGGTGCAATCCCCAGATTGACGCAAGCATCAAACAGGTAATTGCAAATATTTTGATTGTTAATTCTGTCAAACGGCGCATGGTCCCAAAACTCACCTTGATACAACGCTTTGATCTGCCCTGGCGTTAATTGTTCAACATCGACCCTTGAAATGTTCTCAGCGGTAGGCAGCCCATATTTCCGTAGACTTGCACTATCCAAAGATTTAAGGAAACGCAGCGAGATTCCGCATTTCGTGATTCCGCCTGGATCATTGGGGGATTCTTGTAGATCGCCTTCACGCTGCAATAGATATTTCAACGCTGGCTCGAATTGACTCATCCGTAAGTTTCTCCGATGGTATGCCTTTGCCCACTCTATCACAGGGTTTACCACAAAGAGAACAAATCCAATGCGCCGTCTCGCCTCTTTCTTCCATCCAAACAATAGCCTTACAACACAAACTAAACATAATACGTCATCCCTGTACGTAAATTGGTCGTTTATTATACAGAAAAAACCTGGCAATTCGACCCTTTTATTTTTCTTCCAATTAATAGGTTTTATACCGATAATAGCGGTAACCGAGGATTAAAAATGAAACCACAAACAAATGACAGCACCCTAACCCGAGTCGCCGTACTCGAAACAACAGTTAGCCATATCAATGAAACTCTTGCTCGTATTGAAACAAAAATGGACTACAATTTCGATTATCTCAATAAAAAAATGGATTCAAAATTTGAAGCTCTCGAAAATCGATTCACCAAGATCGATAATCGCCTCTGGAGTTCCTTCATGTGGACCGTGACTGCGTTTGCCGGCGTCTTTCTTATGCTCGCCAAAATCAAAGGCTGGATCTAACCCCGCGCGCAACGCTTTTTTCTCTCTCAAAAGCTAAAAGCTTGTCTCCCAGGCGAGAATCAGATCAATCAGTCCAAGCCGGTAGCAATAGGTAATCCTGCACAATCTGCAAGCTCTCCTCAAATGACCAGCTCACCACAGCCTTATAATTCTCAAATACAAGCGTTTTAAGCCACCATTCCTGCGCCCCGCTGACTCTCCCATGCGGCCTAGCTTTTAATTCAATGTAGAGCCCGTGGTGCGGTTTCCTGGCCCTCGTTATCACCATATCGCATATCCCTGGTGACATACCCATCCGTTTCGCTCTGCGCCCCGTGCGCGCCGCATCATCGGTCATCATGTGGCCCTCATTGTATGGCGCATAATGTGGGATATTGTTGTCATTCAACCAATCATGTAAACGAATCTGGTGATTCTGTTCACTTTCCTCATATGCAGCCTGCGCCTTTTCTTTCTCAAGCTGAAACGCTATTTCATCACTGCTCGGCGGCGATCCGTTTCCGTAAAGCGCTCCGAAGCACTGTAGTCTCGTCTTATCCATCCGCAATCCTTTGCCTGTTGGATTAAGCCTTCAAACACCGTTATCGGTACAAACAAATCAATTTTATAAGCCTGTATAATTTCCCTACAATATTCTCTTAAAAACTCTTTTTCTGTCTCCTCCTCATTATCTCCACCATAAATCAAATGGATTTGTATAACTAAATGGCATAAATAGTTTTTAAGATCAATCCATGTTCTAATTTCCGCCAAGAGCTCTTCTCCTTCTTCTTGGTTAATATATATATATAAATATATGATTATTATATATATATTATATAAAGGAAGGTTAATAAAAGGTTAATAAAAGGTTAATTAAGGTTAATTAACGTTAATTAACCTAAGTGAATAAAAGGTTAATCGGCGCAAACCAGCATGGTTGACACCTTAAATCGACCTTTTAAAATAAAATTAACCAAAACAAAGAGAGGCACCCTCCCGATTAACCACCTAATCTAAGTTCTCAATCTTCCCATATTTGTTTATTTTTAAATCACCTTTCTCAATTGCACGCTTTTTATGTTTCGACACCGCTGGAGGTGATATGTTCAAAGTTTTTGCTATTTGAAGTCCAGTAGCATTTAATTTATACAATGCCACCACTTCCTGATAAGTTGAGTTTTCAATTTCATTCAATCCCCATGAGCCGTTCATGTGGTTAATAGCTTCAAATGATTTCATTCCAGTCTCAAATTCTCGTTTTTTCTGATAAATAACTTTGATACGCCCTGTATCTTCTTCATCGTCTATTTTTTGTAATGAAATGACGGTTTGAGCTACTAAATTGTGAGCTATAGTGCCAAATTGCTTTTTTGCATCTCCGCTCGTGTGATGTAGCAAGAAAAAGAAAATTCCTTCATTCCGCAATGAAAGAATCCACTGTTGAATAGGCAACCAATCAGTCACCTTGTTATGATCAATCGAAGTCAGGTTAAGCAAATTATCAAGGAATATGCCTTTGTATTTGCCCTCTCTGAGAATATGCGTGTAAAAATCGCGACCTTCCTGAGTATCAATCTTAGGAATAGTCCCGTTTGGGAATTTATTGAATGTCAGGTAATAAAGATTATCAAATTCAATATCACCATGGATTTTTTGAAAGACGTCTATACGTCGGCGAATGGCTTCTTCTCCCATCTCAGCATCGACATAGAGGACCTTTTCAGGCTTTGGTGCCGCAAACTTAAGGAATCGGCCGCCTTGAGCCGCAATATAAGCAAGATTCAAAGCAAAATAGGTTTTACCAACGCCAGCTTCAGCATGTAAGAGAACATATCCATCTTTGGGTAAGATAGGATGAATGACATATTCAATAGGAGCAATGGGCTTCTTCATCAAATTGGAATGACTAATGACAAAGTCATCAATATTCATTCCTATCTTTTCTTTAGAATCGCCATGAACTTCTTTCTTAATATCTTCCATTTTGTAGACAGCCATAATTACCTTCCTTCATAATGATTAATGGTTATTTGTTGATCTATCCCTTTAAAGAATTGGGTGTATATGTCGTAATGCGGATTCCACCATGCGCCGCAGTGAGGCCAAGAAAGCTCGGCAATTCTGGCAGCATGGTGTTGATAAAGAGCAACGATGATTTGCTTTATCCAAAAGTTGCTGGGTTCAAAAAAATGAATAACGGCAACATCCCGTCCATGGACGGGCCAGATATATTTCTCAGGATTGTTTGGGGCATAGAAAGCAATGGAATTTTTGCCAAAAGTTCGCACAGACTGGTTAACGCGATGATGTTCCCCCGCCCATAGAAATATGGTGTCGCGCGAATTATCAATCAATTTCCCGTGCGGGGGTAACTTCATATATTGCTGCCTTAAGAGACGACCCTTGCATTATCCGTGACACAAGGTAAAATCGGCCCTGGTACATTGTTTGCCACTGTGTACATTCTGCTTAGCTTTATGTGTCGCCCCTCGGTTTTGCAGACCCTGGGGCAACAGGGATCAAAAGATCATATCTTATTCAATTATGTTTAGACATCAAAAAATATCCGCATTTTTATTCAATTAGGGGTATTCCTATATTCTCAATAAAATGAAAATCTGTTACGACTAATCCAGTCTCCTTCGACAACCCTTACGGATGGGGCATAAGGATGTGCCTTTGCTGATACATACTTGCCTGT